TGGCTTTGACCTGCACCAGATAGATGTTGTCGGCGTCGGCGTCGGCGAAAGCTTCGTAGTTAGGCGCCACCAAGAAGGCGAGCGCGCCGGTCGAGGAATTGATCGAGAAGAATGCCTGATCTGCGCCGCCGGTTATGGCCCATGTCGAGGCTTCGCTCGCCGTACAGGTCATGACGGCGGTGATGTTCTCGGGGATGCTTGCGGTCGCCGACGAGGTGATGCTGGGGCCGGCGACATCGGTCACCGTGACCGTGATGGTGGCGTTGGTAGTGGCGGACGGGAAAGCGACGCTAGCGGCGGTGACCTGCACCACATAGGCGGGACCGTGAACGTCTTCGAAATCTTTCGCCGGCAACGTCAATGTGGCGGTAGTCAGCGTGAACAACGCTTGGTCGGCGCCGCCGGTCTTGGTCCAGGTGACGGGTTTATCGGCGGTGAGCGTGAGTGAGAAGGCCGAGCCCTCGGCGACCGTTTGCGAGGTCGAGACCGTGATGACCGGTGGCACCTCGTCGATGTCGTTGACGAAGATGAAGAGCGTGCGATCGACGGTGGAGCCGGCGCCGTTGTCGGCGTGAATGGTGAGGCTGTAGGCGGTAGCGGTTTCGTAATCGAACACGATGGCATTCTTGAGCACGGCGCCGGTGAGCGTGAACGCGCTCGAGGGATCGGCGGTCTTGCTGAACGTATAGGTGCCGGTGCCGCCGATCACCGTGAAGGTGCCGATGGTGGTACCGATGGCGGTGTTTTCATCTTGCGTGCGGTTGGAGATCAGGATCTGCGGACCCACGCTGCGGGTATTGCCGCCGCGAACGGCGACCTGTGTCAGCGAGAGGCCGAGACCTAACATAACGGCGTCCTACAGAAACGCGACGATGCTGGACGCGCCAGTGCCGGTCGAGTTCACCCGCGTGCAGCGGATCGGCAGGATGGTGCCGGTGGGCACCGCGACGAAGGTCACGACGTTGCCGTTGGCCGTGACCACGGTGACATCACCGACCGAGCCGACATAGAGCGCGCGAGCCGTGGCGGCGATGTCGACGGAGTTCGACGGAGTGACAGCCACGGCGTCCCAGCCGGGGTCGGACAGGCCCCCGGTATTGTTGACAAATCGATCGCCTGTTAGGGCTGCCATGACGGCCTCTTACGGTTGCGGTTGTGGTTCGGGTGGCGGGTCGGGCAGCGCGATGTCGAGGCCCGCCTGCGCCGCCATCTGCTGCTGGCCATCGGGCGGCAAGTCCTTGTAGGAGATGCTTTCGGACGGCGGCCGGGCGGCATTGGCGGCGGCAAGGCGGCGATCTTCCTCGGCGTCGCGGATATCGACCTCGCGCTGCTGGTGAGTGTTGTGCAGATCGACCAGGTGGGCGCGCTGATCGGCCTCGTCCTTCATCTGCAACTCTTCGAGCTTCAGTTGCCGGTTGAGCTCGGCCTCGCGACGCTGGAACTCGAGTTTCTGCTCGAACTGCTTGTCGTTCTGCAGCAACTCCATCTTGCCGCGCTGGTCTTCCAGCATCAGCTGCTGCTTCATGGCCTCGACCTTGGGATCGGGCGGCGGCGGTTGGTTTTGTTTCTGCGCGATCTTTTGCTGCATGCCCTTCTTCAACTGCGAGGGCAGCGGCACCAGTTCGAGCACGACCTCGGGGAACTCCTGCGCGAATTGCGGGCCGAGCGACTGCAAGACGCCGAGCGCATCGGCCTGCATGTTGATGCTGTCCGGGCCTTCGTCGAGCACGATGTCGACGTCGAGCGAGCCGACCGCATTGACGATGATGGGCTGGCCGTATTCGTTGACCGACAATTTGTTGATCTGGAAGAACTGCGGCAGGTTGTCGTCGTCGGTGACCCTGATCCAGCGTTCCTGCGTCCAGTGCTGCTGGATGATGTTGAGGAGGTCGCGATAGACCCGGATCTTCCAGTTCTTAAACGCGCTCAAGTAGGGACCGAGTTGCGACATGCCGGCCTGTTGCAACAGCGCGATGGCGCGGCCGGAACTGTCCTGCAGGCCCTGGCCGAGGAGGGCTAAGTTGGGGCCGAAATTCTCGATCATGTCGCGCGAGATGTTCATGATCTCCATGAACGCGCGCATGTCGGCCATCTGGCGCTGGTCGTCGGCGATGTACTTCCCGTCGGGCACCGGGTTGAGCTCGATCCAGCCGTCGGCGCGGGCCTCTTCGCGGCGTGCCGTCTCGACATCGTCGACCATTCCCTTGGTGGAGCGGACGCGGCGCGAGTTGAGCTGGTGCATCATGCGCGAGCGGTCGTGATTGTAGGCGTCCTGCGAATCCTTCCACTGCCGGTGAAAGCCGTAACGATCGCCGTCCTGGTCGATGGTGGCGCTAAACATCCGGTATTTCGGGAACGTATGCCCGCGCTCGTCGGTATAGGGCGAGAGGCCCTGATCCATCACGGTGTTGCCGATATAGACGCACCAGCGCCACTCGCCGTCCTTGATGTACCAGTGGTCGATGAGCCGCACGCGCTTCTGGGTGGAGTTGGCCCAGACCAGCTCGCGATCGGAATCCTGCGTCAGGTCGGTGCCGTGCTCGATCTCGTTGTCGATTTCCTCCGCCTTGTCGGGGAAGATCTCCTTTGCCTGCTCGGGGTCGGCCCATTTCGCCACGCCCATGAAGCGGGCGTCGGTGAAGCCCTGGTCGAACGAGCGCGGATCGTAGAAGAACGTATCCGGGTAGACGATGTGCATGCGCACGTCGGGATCGCCCCGGTCGCCGTATTCGAGGTCGTATTCGACGCCGCTGATGGCGTCGACCGCGCCGAAGCGGGCAATGCGCGGGTGCTTGCCCTTCCAGTCGTTGCCGTCGAGGGCAAAGCGCAGGACCGCGGTGGCGAGATCGGCGCCCTGCTGATGCTGCGGGGTGCGCGGATAGCATTTCGGGTCTTGCCGCAACCGCTCGACGATGCCGACGACGGCGTTGTATTTTGGGTGCATCAGGTTGACGACGATGACCGGCTGGCCGCGCTTGCGCAGTTTCTCGATTTCCGCCTTTTCCCACTGATCGCCGCTGTCGTAGCGCCGCGCCTGTTTCTGCTCCTGGATCTCGCCCGCCTTGGTGCCAAGAAAATCCAAGTATTGGCGGCGCAGTTTACTGATGGCGAAATACTTGCCGTCGTCCTCGAAAGTATCGTCACCGCCGGCGACCGGGGCCGGCACTCCGGGGCGGGACGGCAGCGCGAGGACCGGCATCTAGGCGTCCTCTAGCTTCCCCGGCACCGCCGTGGGGCTCAACTGCTCGGCGAAGCCGCGGAGATAGGTGGCGTAGTTTTCATGATCGGGATCGAGGAGCCCGGCCGCCGCGCGCAGGTTCCTGGCATGCTGCGCCGCCTTGTCGCCGGTGATGGCGATGCCGGGCGCCTTCCAGTCGGCGAACTGCACGGGGGCGAGGTTCTTCACCGGCCCGTTGTTCTTGACCACGAAGACATCCGCCCGCTCGATGCGCTGCGGCCCCAGTCCCGACGTTGGCTCGGGCGCTGGAGTTGGCGGCTCGGGTGGCACCTCCGCAGGAGGCTTGGGCGGCGGGGCCTTCGGCTCGACCTTCGGCTCAGGCTTTGCCTTTTTTGCCTTTGGCTTTCTCATCGTCCTCGTCTTCGTCGACTGGGTGATAGCCACTCTTGCTGGCAGCGCGGGCGGGCGGGTCGGGCGGCGCGGTGGCGCGCAAGGATTCCAGATCCTTGGTGATCTCGGCCTGGATGCTTTCGGTCCCGGAGGGGCTGGCCGCGTGCATGCGGGCGACATTGGCCTCGATGCGGGTGACGATTTCGTCCGGTGTTTCCGCTGCCTTGGGTTCCGGCGTGGTCTTGGTGCCGGCGGTCTTGCCGGCCGTTTCCTTCGCGCGTTCGGCCTGCTCCTTGTCCTTGTCTTGGCCGGTGCCGGCCTTGGGCTCAGTCATGGGGAATGCTCCAGAAGAGGGACGCCGGCCAGGAGGGCATCGCGACCGGCGCCCCAGGTTAGGCAGGTACGAGTAGTAAACGGGGGCAAAGTCGGCCGCGGGGACCCCGCGAGCAACGCACTGTGGCGGCGAAGGGGTTTTAGGGTTTGGGGCCGCTGCTTAAAGCCCCTTCGCCAGGAAGTGGTGCACAGAGGCACTAGATATGCATCAGAAAGTTGGCGCGATTTATGCCGCCTGCTCCGCAATATAGCGGTCAACAAAGGCTCGGCATTCAGGCGTCAGGTCGTACCACTCGCCCCGCAGGTGCCAGGCGCGGAAGGCTTCCAACGCCCGCAACTCTTCTTGCCGCGTGCCCGGCAGGGTACGCAGAAGCGTTAGCGGCAACCCGGTGCTTTCTTGAAGATCCGAAAGGCGGGCCTCAACATCGTTCGAAATGCCTATTTTCAACAGTTCCAGCGATCGGCACTGCGCAAAATACACCGAGGCGTTCTGATATCTCTGGTCCCCGCTGATCGGATGGCCACTACGATATGCAGCCTTTGTTTCGGCAAGTGGAGCGAGGCGCGGTTTTTGAAAACTGTTCGCTGGCGGCCTCTCATGACTGCTCGGTTCAGGATGTCTCCGCTTTAGTTCGTCTTTTAGGGCGGCAATTTCTGCCGGAACGTCGGCCACCCCCGCAATCTGAAGGTGGGTTCGCCACTTGCGATATATTTTAGCCTTTTTGGCTTGAAGTTCGGCAATTTCAGCGTCGAGCACGTCAATTTCGTCTGCAACCGAAGTGCGGGTTATCATGGTGTTCCCCTCCTGCGCGCGCTGGCTCATTATGCGCTTGCGCGTGAGACCTTGCGACCCTAGCTTAGTCCGGTCTCGCGGTACGGGGTCATTCCCCTCCGGTCACGCCCGCAAACCTGCAGCGCAGGGCGAGCGGCGGGACCGGCCGCGGGATGCTTCACTCCACACACACCTATATATAATGTCTCGCTTGCGGCCTAAAGCGTGTGGCCGTCGCGCGGGTGTAACGTACAGGCTGCTGAGGCATCCTAGGAGCCAATAGCGATGCAGACACCGTTACGTCAGGAGCTTCCGGGTGTCCTTGTGACATCCTGCCTCTCTGACCTTCGCGAGGGGTGGTTCCGCTTAAACGGGGCCACCCCACACCACCTGACACACTATATATAATGTCTGTCCGTCACCCCCTGATAGGAGACGGCCGATGACCCCGGGCCGACGCAAGCGGCGCAACAAGAAGATCCTGGCCAAGATCGAAAAGCAGTTAGAGGCGCAATGGAATGCCGACACGGAGGCGCTGCATGACATCCTCAACGACCGCGTGCTGCGCGATGTCTACCACGAAACCGAATGGCGGATGATATGGGACGCCGATCACGAGGCCCACAAGCTGATCTTCAGGGCCACCCGCCCGCATACGGGCCTGAACAGCGTCACCGCCATCATCGACCGGCTCAGTAGGTCTTGAAGCCCTCGACCTGGCGCTCGAGCCGCCGGTAGCCGATATTGACCACGTTCTTCTGCTCCTTGGCCGCCCGCCCCGCCACCATCACGTCGAGCAGTTGCCCGATCAGCCCCAGCATGTCGACCTGATCGTCGTGCCGGCCGGCCGGAAACGTCAGCAACTCCGACCGCAGCGCCGGCCACCACTTCGCATTGCGCGGCACATACAGTTTGTCGAGCGCCATCCGGCCCCTGATCGACTGCGCCCGCACCGACTTGTCGCCTCTCGTCGGAAAGCCCTCGCGTGCCACATAGGCTGTGCGCTCGCGCTGCCGCCGATCCAGAAACGGCCCCACGCCGGCCCTGATCTGCCCCTGCTCCTCGGCCCACGCCATCGGCTTCCACTTGCCCACCAGGTCGCAGAACGCCTCCACCCACTCGTCCGTCGAGGTCTGCTTGCGCCACACGTCCAGCAGATACATCCGCCCCTCCGGATCGAGCCCGACCACGCCATGCACCGTGTAGTCGCCGCCGTCCGCCGTCACCGCGTAGTCGCTCGCGCCATAAACCGTCAGCCGCGCCCGCTCCGGAATCTCACTCTCCTCGACCTCGACCAGCCACTCGCTCTTGAAATAGTCGCCCTCTTCCGGCGCCGGCCGCTGCTGATACAAAGCCGACCACATCATCGGCGAGGTCTCGCGCTGGCGGCTGCGCAGGAACTCGCCGTAATTGTAACCCTTGGGATCGTCCCACAGATACTCGCCCACCGCGCGGCCCAGGACGTCGTTCTCCTCCGCAACGGCCGCGATCGAGATCACCCGGCCGCGCACCTCGCCGCGCCCGATCTGCTGCAGAACCATGCCCGAGATGTCGTCCTCATGCCAACGTGTGGCGATGATGATGCGCTTGGCATCCGGCTTCAGCCGCGCCGAGAAATCGTCCAGGTACCAGTTCCACCGCCCCTTGCGCACCGTCTCCGAGTAGGCGTCCTCCCTCGATCCGAATGGATCGTCGATGATACCTAAGTCTGCCCTATAACCCGAGATGCCCGTGCCCGCGCCGACCGCGTAATACTCGCCGCCACTCTTCAAACTCCAGCGCCCCGCCGCCTTGTTGTCGTCGCTGAGCTCGATCCCCAGCATCAAACTCTCGGCCGCGATGTCATTCCTTACCCTTCGCCCCCACCGCTCGGCGAACTCGACACTGTGGGTCGCAAACAGAATGCCCGCCTTGCGATGATTGGCCAAATACCACGGTGGTAACAGCACTGACATGAATGAGCTTTTGGCCGAGCCGGGCGGCGCAAAAATCAGCAGCACCTGATCGCTGCCCTCGCCCGTCGCCGCCAGAAACTCCTCGACACTCCTTATAATGAGTTGATGATGCTGCGCCGGCTCATAACCGCGATAGCGGCACCAAGCCTCGAACCCGCGCCGCACCGCACGCCGCTTCTGGATCTCAACCGCGGCCCGCGGCGGACTGCATTGCTCGGTCACAACCTCACTCATCCAGTCCACCCCACTCGCCACACCAGTCGTCCGCCAAAACAACCGGCCATCGCCACTCCCGACCGTCAACCGCAGCAGCACGCGGCGCATAACGCCGACACTCGTTGTGCACCTCCTCACCCGCACGACCAATCCGAAACCGAAACCGGCAGGTCACACAACACTGACCGTCCGCAACCTCGTCATCACCATCCTCAGCCATCACACCCACCCAGTGCATCAACACCCCCGCACAATACACCGGCCGCAACTCGCAGCAACAACGGGCAACGAGCGCAAACCACAGCCCTAGAACAAGCTGAACAAAGCCCGGGCCGCCCGCCTCAGGACTGCGCGCAACGTGGTAACCGTTTCCACGTCGAACCACCCAGCACACTAGCAACAGGTATCACCACAGCCCGCAAGAACACCGGTCACGATAACCGCTAGGCGGAGACCGAACCGCTCTCGCCCCCAGGCTCGAGCTATCCGTAAGCGGCCGTCCGTCCGTCGAATGCGAAGGTGCAGATGTGAAAGAACCGCAACACCGGGAGGCGTGTCTCAGGTGGAAAGACCAGGACGAGAGGCAGTGGAGGTACACCTACAAGACACTCTGGCCCCCCGGCTCTTTCCGGACATCCCCCCGGGTCACTTCCTGGGTAGATAGGGTGGTACGGCCGTTGCTAAGTATCTGATTTCTCAGGATTGTTCTGTACTGAGCCAGTATCGCTGTCTGAATCAGGGTTAGCTGACAGTGTCAGCAGTGCAGGGCTGGCAGATGCTGCGATCCGTGCCAGTTCCTCATCGGACAGCGTCTCAGGAGCGCCACTGCGGACCACGTGCTCGATCTTGTCCCCATACTTGCGTGGTGCAAGCTTTGACATGAGCCACTTGCGTGTATCGACCCGGAGCCTGGCGCGCTGAACTGCGGCGTTGTCGTTCGGTGCTACCGGTTCGTCGGCGAGCTCAATTATCTCATCGGACCAACGCTCTACGCGCTGTTCTCGGGCCCGCGCGTACATCTGCTGGAACGGCTCGTGCGCAACCAACCACGCATACAGCGTGCGTTCAGGCGGCATGTCGGGCATTTTGGCTACATCGCGGAGCGAGAGGCCTGCAGCTATTTCGGTGCAGATTGCAACGGCGATATCGTCTGAGTATCGGGATGGCCTACCGATGTTAGCGTGCATGTCTGAGACCTAGCGTTAGCTGGGGCCAGGGAGCAACGTACCGTGAGACAGATTCCGTCATCAGCATAGTATATAGAGAGATATGCTGTTGACGGTTTTTGTCTCACGTCATTTTGGGCTGTTTTTGGCGATAGTAGGTTGCGCGACTGATGCCGAGTTCCAGCCATGGTTTTGGGGTTTGCGGCTTGGCCTTGCGGGCGCGGTATCTGGCGCTGGCTTGGCGTTGTCGTTCTTTACGCCGGGCGGCGAGTTGTGCGGGGGTCATGTCGCAGGGGGCGATGGTTTTGATTTTGAGGGCCGTTCGTTCATTGTCTGTCAGTTTCAGTTTCCAGCCTAGCTTGGCGGCGCGCCAGCGCAGTGGGCATTCCATCACTTCGCGGATGAGGCGCTCCATTTCGGGCAGGGACAGCCACGAGGCGCATGTGAGCACGTAGGCTTGGATGCGGCGATCGGCATTGGGCAGCGATCCCATGTGGTGTGCCATGATGCGCACGAGCATGAGGGTATGGTCGGATTCCGGCAGGTACATGCGGCTATAGCGGTGGTCATAGAGCCGAGTGAGTTCTGCTAGGCGCAGCGCCGCGATGGTTCGCGGTCGTTTGCTGTATTGCTCATGCCACGCATAGCGTTTGGCGATCTCTGCCTTGCGGGCTTTGATATGCGCATCCGTTGGACGCTGTGGTGGCCATGCCATCGGCCGATTGCGCCAAGGGCTGGCGACGTGAGCAACGTACCGGCAGAATGCGGCGCGTTATTCTTTGTCGCCTGAAAAATAATTCAGTTATTTTCATCTTGTCGGTTGACAAGCATGTGGCGGTCGTGCTCTATGGTGTTACCGGCCGGCAAGCCGGGGGGCGCAGAGCCCAACCTGATAGGAGAGTAAAATGGCAATTATCGGTACATACGGATCGTTCACAAAAGAGAACGACGGCCGCCTTAGCGGTACTGTGATCACCATTCACGCGCCGCGCCGCGACGGTAAGTTCCCGGTGGACTATGCCTTCGGCACCAGCGGCAAGCGTATCCGCAAGCTCTACACATTGGCGCAATGTGAGGAAGCCGCCGCAAAGTATGGCGGCTGTCCCGCCCGCGATTGCAGCGACGAAATCACCGATTTCATCAAGCGTAATCCGGACGCTTTCGATCCGGTCTGATTTCGGCCTGTAGCCCTCTCCGGAGGGTTATGGGGCGGAATTCGCCCCCCGGCGGCAAACCGGGTAACTGATAGGGGAATATCATGAGCATCTATCAAGCAATCACCACCAAATATATCGGCCCCAGCAATACCCGCGCGGGTCGCATCAAGGCCAAAGCTTGGGCTGGCAGCGTGACGGTGGAATGGGATCACGCGCTTAACTCCGATGCCAATCATGCGGCGGCGGCGGAAGCGTTGGCCAACAAATACAAATGGAAAGGCACATGGTACGGCGGCGGCATGCCGGATCAGACGGGCAACGTCTTTGTCTGCGTCGAAAGCAGTGACAAGGCATCCTTCACCACCAAGGGCGAGGGTTGAGCCATGCTGGAACGCATTTGCTGGTTCTCTATCCTCATCGGCCTCGAGGCCCTGAGCCTTGCAAGCCTGACCGCGTTCACGTTCGCCATGCTGCTGTGGGCCGGCGTGCTCGGCGGGTCGTTCTGACCATGGTCGACCCCGGCAAGCCGGCAAGCCTGCCGGGGTCTACCACCGTAGCGCCTTCAAATGCCTGATAGGACACATCGAGGAGCATACGATGGCACCCACTGATAACACAAAACGCGCCGCCCTCAAGTTGTTGCGCAACGGCAAGGCCAGTTTGGTCGAACTCGCCGCACTGGCCAAAACGTCGCGGCAGCTGGTCCGCTATTGGGCGATCGCCGATGGCATCGACTTTGAGGCCGCGCGAGCCCGCTACCTCGCCAAGCTGTGGCAAAAGACGCTCGAACGGCAGGGCTGAAACTCGACCAAATTCTCGTTTGCGACCAAATTCTCGTTTGCAAACCACCGCGTGACGACTGCAAAACGAGGCAATATCCGACACAATTGTCAAATTCTTGGCGCGGTGCCGTACCAAAGCCCGGACCCCGGTACCATATTCTGGCTTGCCACGGCCCGCGCCATCCCCCCATGCCCATGGGCCAAGGCAATAGGCCGGCCGTGACTTCGACCCACGGTCGGCCAACCTTGCCCCAAACGGAATGGCTCTTCTTTTCCGTGGAGCGGCCTGCTGGCAGGCGTGTAACTAATTTAGAATGGTGGGAGGCTGTCAGGGTACCCCTTCGTCGTCATCCTTGGATGACCCCCCTGTAGTAGGGGCCTTCCCGACAAGGTGATGGTAGGGGTGCTTGCCGGCCCGAAACGGCCACAGCGCACAATTGATCGCCTCGCATAACCGGACCTCGTGGTACTGAAAGTAACTGCAGTCATAGCATTTCGCTCGGATGGCCTTAAGCGGGCTCATCGGTTCATGGCCAGCCTCACGCGCTACTTCAGCCGTTGGCGGCCATACCGCCGCCAACTCGGTCCGCGTCCGCGCCGGCTCATTTTTCAATTTGTCCATTGGTTGCCTCCATCTCCCTTTTGGCCTTCCGCAGTGCCCGGTATTTCTTCCACCTGGCCCGGATAGCAATCTTCGCCAGCCGGGTGCGGTGTTCCGGCGACAAGGCGGCAAGCCGCTGTTTTGTTGCTTCCAACGCCCATTTGCGGCGCTCGCGCCTTATCATCCGCGCCGCAACCTTGTTCACATAGGACAGGGTTTTCAGGTGAATACGCACGACGTGCGTATTGGCGTGGCCCTCGCTCCGTCCATGCAAATGCTCGGCAATCTCGGCCAGCCGCTCCGGGTCGTCCTCCAACACCAACCGCAACGCCAGCGCCCGCAATAACCGCGGCAAGGTCTCGGGACCCAGCCGTTTGGCCGGAATCGGGCCGAGCAGCTTGGCGGCGTGGCCGCTCGCTAGCCCAGCGAGTTCGTCGATGGTGAGGCGGGTCATTCCCCGCGTTTCGGCGATCGAACGCAATTCGACCTGGATATCCTCTAGCGAGCGCACAATCCTCGGCCCTGACAGCGACATTTCCCATCCCCATTCCTCCTATCAGTGCCGTGAAACCTGGTTATTCGGCGGCTTCCTTTTTATCGAGCGCCCGCAATTTGCGTTCGATCCGCGCCACGATGTCGAAGGCTTCCCGATCGGCCACATCGCGAACGATGTAGGTCATCTCGCTCTGAATGCGCGCGATGTCGTCGATCGTGGCACTGATGCTGGCGCGCGTGCGGTCGAGCTTGTCCATCACAGCACCGCGCCATATTGAGGTTTGTAAATTCCGGTCTGTGGATCAACGTCGAAGAAACAAGCCCCTACCCGGCCGGCGCCAATCTCGCGCACCTTGGCACTAACGACCTTGCAACTGTTCTTCTCGGCGTCGCGCACGACGATCAGGCCATTGTCGCACTTGTTGAACCAAGCCATCGAGCCCTCGATGTCCATCAGGCCAACCTGCCGGCCGCCGTGCTCGTTAATCGCCTTGGTCGGATGCGCCACCACAATGACGGTGACGTTGAACGAGCGGCAAAACTGCTTCAGCAACATCAGGCAGTCGCCGATATAATCGGTCATCAACTGGTCTTTTGGCCGCGCCCTATCGAGTTCGTTCCAAGGATCGATC